TCAGTCCAAATACCTTTGTCAACCGGGACTGTCTTGGCGATAAGTTTTACAGAACTCACGATGGCACGGCTCCTGTGACGGCGGCAAAGATCGTCTTGCGAGAGGGAGTGTCAACAAGGTTACCGTCCTTGTTGTAATAGAACTGGTCCTTGATAACACCCGTGTTCCTGATCTTGAACTCCACCCCGTCCTCATAGATGTTTCCAAGAACGACAATGGCTCCATGAGGAACAAGCTGCTTCGTAGCGTCCACCCCGTCCCAGTCCTTGAGGGAACGGTAGTGTGCAAACATCTTTGCGATGGTGTGTAGTGTGACCGCTTCCATGGGGCTAGTTCCAAAGGCTGGTGTAGATTTCAGCAAACAAGTTAAGAGCCTTCTGTTTTCTTTCTTCAAGGTAAGTCAAGTTAGGGTGAAGCAAATCAAAACATCCAATAGACAGGTCAATTATCTTTTCTTCCTCGGCATTTGTAATGATTTCGTTGAACACCCAAACACACTCCGTTACAGCTTGTCTCTGTGTCAAGCCACCTGAGAACTTAGGTTCATCCAGATTGATTAACTTGTCTGACACCTCAAGGTATTTTTTAAGGGAAGGAAGAATAATCTCAGCAAGTGTTGCATCTAGATTGAAAGTATCGTGCTCGCTTACTTCAACAAAGACCTTGCGACCTGAACCGTTCTTTGGGTAGTTTCCAATCTTTACTTTCACAACCTAATCTCCTACTTGTCGGAGTGCTTCTTCAAACGAGGTGATGAACGTCGCGGCGTGCGGGGCAACGAGGCCATTCCCGTAACCGCGCAGTCGTCCCACTCTGGCGGCAACCCCATGAGCCAGCGGGAATGTGCCGGGTTCAACTGGCCGCCAGCGGTCGTCCCGGCATCGGAGCCAGTCAGAAGCTCGCCAGAAGCCGTTAATCGGGCCGGGCCGGTCGTGTCGATCATCACAGCCGCCGCTCCTAAGTCCAGTCCGTGCGTTCCTCTTTTCCCAGACAGCCAAGCAGACACCGCTGTCTCCGACCACTCCTTTGCTTGCATCGTCGGCGTCGGCCAGCCCGCCAAGTTTACCGCGGTCCGTAAATCCATCCCGCCATCCCCGTGCAGTCCCGCCCCGTTCGCGTGCGGCCCTAATGCTCTCGCCATCGCCTTCTCCGGGTCCGAATACCCCCCGCCAGACTTTATCTTCGCTGTCGGCGTCGGCCAGCCGCTCCGCTCCGAAGTAGAGCCGCTGCCGGATGTGCGGAGCGCCGACGCCCGCAGCGCAGGAATCAAGCGCCCCGATGGCGTAACCCGCTCCTTCCATGTCAGACGATACAAGGTCGAGCCAGCCGAGGCCGTCCTTACTCGAAACCTGCTCGCCAAACACGACACGAGGACGGCACTGTTCGATGAGCCAGAACCTTGCGGGCCATAGGTGCCGCTCGTCATCAAACCCGCCGCCTTCGCCTGCCGTGCTGAAAGGCTGGCATGGGCATGATCCGGTCCAGACCGGGCGGTCGTCGGGCCATCCGGCGAGGCGGAGGGCGTAGGACCAGACGCCGATCCCGGCAAAGAAGTGGCATTGAACAAATCCGGCAAGGTCATCGGCGGTAATATCCTCTATGCTGCGTTCATCGACGACGCCGGGTGCGATGTGGCCGCGCGCGATCAGCTCGCGCAGCCATGCCGCCGCCTTCGGGTCGTGCTCGTTGTAGTAAGCGGTCATGTGGTTCCTTATAGTAGACGGTCATGTTTAACGAATGGGACAGATACCTTGTTCGCACGAAGAATCAAGAAAGTCAATATCCTTGATACCCCCTGTCTTTTTAGTTCGTCTTTTAGATGCCGCAGACACCACCCTTACAGGAATCATGTTCCATGAACTCGACACCCGTCTGATTGTGTGCCTCGTGATATGGCACGGAAGTAAGTGGTTGTCCACCCCTTGAGCCATCAGGATAGGCGGTGAACCCCCTCAGTCTAGGGCTGTAGTGTGCAAGTGTCTTGGCGAATCCAGTAACAGTGTCCTCGTTGTTGTGTTTAGAACCCCACGCAGGGAGATTGATCGTCGAGGAGATAGCCATGTCAACGTAATCCTGGACATCAGCTTGGAACTTGATACGCCGTTCATAGTCCTTAGCCAGATCGACAGCACTCTCAATAGACTCAGGATTGACACCGTAAGTTTCAACAAGCTGCTTGGCTGACGAATCGACAACATACTGGTAGGCCCAATCCTTGCCATTCTTCAGATACCGTCGCTTGTAGGCGACAGCAAACACTGGCTCGATACCAGTCGTGGTGCCAGCCATGATGCCGATGGTCCCGGTCGGAGCAATAGCACGGAACGCGACAGGCGTACTGATAGATAGCTTGGTCGCAAACTCTTTTGCACCAACCTCCGAACCACGCTTCCACTCCCCCAGCCATTCCTTGAACTCATCGTTTACTTCGTAGCGATAGCCCTTGGAAATAAGCCACTCATGGACACCCATAAGACCAAGACCAAGGCGGCGGTTCTTCTCGCGTACTTTCTTGACCTTTGGATAAGGAAGGTCCGCCACCATCGTTCCGCACAAAAGAAAGATACCCCCAAGGTAAGAGACACGATACATCTCGTCCTTGGAGTCAATGCGACTCATGTTGACAGAACCAAGATTACAAACATCACTGTCGTCTTCAGACACAACTTCACAACATGCGTTACGTAGAGTTTCATTCTCCTTTGAACCAAAGTTAAATGACATGCCCGGTTCGCCGGTCTTGGCTGCTTGCTTACAGTTCTCAAGGAAAGTCTTGGGCAACTGTCCCTCTCCTTCAAGTAGTTCCGAGAGAAAGGCGTTATCGTAGTTCAGTGAGATATTAGTCATGTCCAGTGGACACGGGAAGTTAAAGTCCTGCTCCTTTAATTGCCCTAGAGTCAGCCCACTTGTGCCTGCTGGCATCGAGTGCCAATCCTTTGCCGACATGAACTCCCCTACATCAGGGTGACGCCAGTTGAGGGAGGCGTAGATAGCAGACCTACGCGAACCACCTTGCATAACCTCGCGCCCAATCTCGTTAATCATTCGCATCTTGGACACAGGACCAGAGGCGAGGCCCCCCGTGCGGTTCAGCTTGGAGTTACGAGGGCGGTAGATAGAGTAGTCAATACCGATACCACCGCCAGTGCTAAGACAGGACTCCGATTTCCAGGAGAGTTCCGCCCAATCTTCACGGGTATCAGCCTCAGCCCTTAACAGGAAACAGTTATTGAAGGCTTTGTAAGGACGCCCGGCGTAGTAAAGGTAGCGTCCTCCGGGAATAAACTTCATCGTAGCAATGATGTCTCGGATTGCTTCCTTTATATCCGCTGGAACAAAGTCACGACACACATCTTCAACAAGCGTGCTGGCTAGTTCACCCCACGTCTCTGCCCCTTTGTGCCGGTACTTGTAATTGAAAATATCTTCACTGAATGTGGAACGAAATGGAGGCGTATTCATGGCTACTAGTAATTATTCCTTTTCTTGCTGTTGGTTGTGTTGAAGCTGGTAGATATGGTTCTCAAGGCAGGTGATACGTGTCTGGATGTGTTTCAGTTGTTGGAACTTGGTGTCCATCTCGTCATAAAGAACACGCAATTGCTCTCGGGCGATGTAGATTTCAGTATCATTGCAAGGGTTGTTTGTCAAAGCCGTAGTACCTCCACATCAGACCCGGTTGTCGGATCGTATTTAGCTGCTATCTCGACCGCTCTCTTGGCAGACGCCCCTGCTTCCATAGCTGCCAAGGCGTAGTGCGACCCCGACCCATAGGCATAGAACGGAGCCTCAAAATGAACCAATCCGTCTGGCTCCATGAACTCCACAACCCCCGTAGATTTACGTATGATAAGCGCATAGCCGTGTTCATCCTTGCCATTAACCGACACCAGGCTTGGCAGTTCATCGGCGTCAGAGACGAAAGCTCGCATCCATTTCTGGCCCAAGGCGAGGCTCCCGCAGATACCAGCTATGTCACCGTTTGGGTTGCGACCGATCTTGGTACACAAGCCCCTGTCTGGTGTAACCAGTCTATCTGCTGCAAGGAACCCGTTCTTGTAGGCCAGGGTTGTCATACTCACCTCTTACCAGTGGAGATAAACCACCGCAATGTTATCTGCATCATTGCGCAGATTTTCAGCAAACTTGCGTGCTTGCTCTAGTTCATTCTCTTTAAAGATTTTACAATAAGGCTCGTCAGTTCCGAGATTCCACCTGACAATTATGTTAACCCCTTCATTTCTTTTTTTAGGTATAACACCACAGTTTTTCCTCTTAGGTTTCATCTCTTTAATTCAACTTTCTCTTTTTATTCTCGGTTTTCTCCGGTGGTTCCGGTTCGCCCTCGTCCGGCTTGAACACCTCTTGTTGCATGTTACTGTGCATCCGACGTTGGACAATCCCACCTGCAAGAGCAATAAGATCGTCGTCAGAAGGTGAGTGCGCAATCACAGCCCGAGAGAGGATGCCATAAAGGGCTGACAACCTAGTCCATTTCAAGACCTCGGCGCTAGAGGAAGGAACAGGCATTTGTAATTGTTCCGCATCGGTCCTGTTGGAAAACACTTGTGTTTCAATTTCGTATAGATCATTGATACAAGTAGTAAGTGACTCCTGTATGACCTTGAAGTTTTCCATGATGGCGCACCCGGTCTGTGTATCTTTTATCAGCCCGGAGAACAGGTCATCGAACGTCTCATCATTCATCTCACACCTCCGTTTTTCAGTAGCCCTAGTTCGCTGATGTTGGACCGGACCACCCAGTGCTCGACAGGGGTAGTAACTTCCTTGACGTAAACCTCTACGTCGGTAAACCCCTTGGAGTGCCAGTAGCCAAGGATTTTCTGACGGAGCCAGAACGCCCCTTCGCGGGACAGCAGACTGGAAGGGCGGTCTTTGTGGTAAGGACGGGGCATGGTGTCAGTTCTCCGTTTCACGTTGGCGATCATAACGATCTTCAGCAACCATGGCATTGTACTTGGTGACACCAATCTCACCATCAGAGATTGCGTCACTGATCTTGTCCAAGGCAACCTCGTAAACACCGGCTGCAATGGCCTCATACAAAGGGTGATCCTTTGTGATGGGGATCATCTTGTGTTCATACTTCATGGCTTTCTTGTCGTAACGATGGCCTTGGAACTCCATGCGCTCGATCACCCAATCGTAAGGGTAGTCGCCATCGAACTCCACCTCAAGGTGAACCTTCACCTCAATCTCGGCCACAGTCCAATCGCCGTCCCCAAGAACGTCGTGCTGATACCAGAACTCAAACGAATCTTTCCACATGGTCAAGTCTCCTTTATGGAAGCCCACAGTGCTAACCTTTCACGTTTCAAGTCAACAAGTTTTACAAAGGTAGTGCGCACTAAACCTGGTTCAATGTGAGCCAGATCACACACTTGCACAAAATCAGTGTCCCGTTCACTCAGTTTGTTCAGGTCATCAACCCACTCCAGAACCGTGCGTCCTCCATAGACCCAATGGATTGCGTCCCGGTAGGTCTGCTGTGATTGCTTCAGGTTGTGCTCCCTTATCCCGGACTTGGCTAAATCTTCAGGACTCAGCCAGACCGAGGAACAATCTACCGTAGGTCCACGAAGGATGTCAAACAAAGCCTGGGTTATAATCGAGCGCCACAACAGGATCATCTTGATGTCGTCTTCGGATGCCTCTGGCACGGACACAGGCAGCTTCTCGAACAAACCGACCGTGAGAAGGGACGCTTCAAACTGTTGCCAATCCTCCGGGGTGTGGAGATTGGATATGTCCAGATTCAAACTCATAACGACTTTTTTGGCTTCTTTTTATCTATCCCGGCAGCAAGCCGGTTAGGGTTAGCCGCCCAAACGATGTTACGTAAATCCACACCGATGCAGTAGTTGATACGGTTTTCCTCACACCACGTAGAGTATTTACGGTTCTTCGCCTTGGTCAGGTAGTTATCACGCTGGAACACCATGATAAGTTCAATGTCCGGGTTGGAGTCCCGGACGTGTTTCATCTTCTTGCGATCCGTGGGGGTGAACAATCCTTTTGTCTCGTAGATACGGATACGCTCTTGCGCCCGGAACAGGTCTGCGTCAATGAAGTCCGGGGTATAACGGCGCTCCTCGATCACAGAATACGAGAGAGCAAACGGTTCGTAACGCAGGCCTATCTTGGAGTGCTGTGCATCCCAGAACTCCTTCTCGAACTTGGACCTGAACGAAGGGACACCTTTCCTGTGACGGACTTCCTTTGGTTTGCGGATGACCGTCGATGACACCTTGCCGTACTTACCAAACTTGGTGCCAACCTTCGGCTTGTAGGTTTTTACAAGACGCTTGAGACTCATGGACCTTCAACTTGTTCCCCGCTCTCATCGAAGAACTGCGGTGTCTTTGCAATAGCGACACACCTTTCCAGATGATCGTAACATTCCCAATGATCGGTGAAGTAAATGTCCTTATCGTCCACCCACTTTCCGTTCTTGAACGTGGACAGATAGAACCCGTCCTCCGTTTCATCATAACTGATCTTGTACGTGGCCTTTGGTTGTTTACGCTTTGCCATATGTAGCCCCCATTAGAATTAAATTCTCATCATAAAACAAGGTTGCCATGGAATCCTTTGTCACAGTTCTCAATGTATCGGTGTCAACCCACCCCAATTTCAGGGAATTATAAAACAGTCTTCCGTCTTTAGTTCGTTTGAACACAGCCCCTTCAATGTTCAGTTCGCCTGTCATGGAATCTCCTCCCCATCTGCGTCAAAGTAAGACACGCTTTCTTCTATACTACGGTTTTGTAGGATGTGCTGTCTTAATGCAAATACTGCATCTTCTTTAGATGTGAACGTGCCAAGGGCGAGGCGGTTATTCCACACACCTTGATGATCCCTTGTAAAGATTCGCCACGTAGTATTAAAAAACCCCACCGCTAATCTGATTTGATATTCGGCTGGCATTGGTGTGTAACCTCCTCTACATCTGGCGTCCGATTGACTTTGGTTAGATATTTCAATCCGTTAGCGTACTTAAACACACGGACATGGGGAAAGCAAGCCATCTTGAACGGGCACATGGAACACAGTTTGTGTAACGTCTCGTTGCCACTCTTGCCGTCCGGCACAGGCTGGTAACATAACTCAGGGGGAGGGTTCGGTTGCTTAAGAACCTCATTGGTCCGGGTGATCTGGTCCTCAAGTGCTTTCCTGGATTTCATCCCGGTCAACGCATCGAACCCGGTAAGAGCCAGTTCCCCAGATGACTTGTCGAATGTCAGCCAATAGAACTTGTCCCGTCCATCAGCCCGTGAATAGAACGAGGCTTGGTCACGATACCCCCACGGATCGTCCTCCGGGTTGCTGGAGGTAAGAGAACCGTTACGGACAAGGTTAAACGAGTAGGGCGAAGCTGACTTCACATCGACAAGAGCGCCGTCAATCACAGCGTCGATGCTTCCCTCGATACCGCCAAGGCCGACTGTCTTTTGCTGGTCTGTGATTTCGTGCTTGCCTGTCAGCTTGGCTACGCAAATAAGCATGGCTTCGGTCAATGACCCGAACATAAACGTAAGGGGGAGATGTGATCTTTCGTTGGCCTCCGGCATAGGCGTATTGGCCTGGAACCACAGCTTACGAATAGGATGGCCCATGTTGGACGGACGCAAGCGGAACTGGCGCGGTGCGGTGCGCTCCTCGGTGAAACGACGAACGATGTTGGCGCACTCCTCCTTGAACTCGTCGATGATACGGTCCCGGTCGGGGTGCTCGTCACCCGCCCCGTTCATATACGAGTAAATATCAGGGATAAGTGTTTGAATATCAGTCATCTTTTCCACACACCTTAAAAGTAATAGAGGGAAGCCCTAAGTAGGACCACACGTTGGTTGGGGTAGTGTGACCGAACTAATATCTTCCCGAACTTCAAGCCTCGTACTGGCTTTAGGGGTACTCGTGATTACTTAGGCGCGCTTGGTAAGAAGCGTGCTTTCCATACGGTCTGCGACGTAAGCCCACGACTTACGCGACACCAGCTTCATCCTCATAAAGTATTCAGCAAGCGGTGCAGGCAGAGTGGAGATGACAGTGTAACGCTTGGTCGCGTCCGCCTTGGGGCTACGAATAACCCGGACGGCGGTGCGAACACCGCGCTTGTAAATCTTCCTTGAGGCAACAGTGGTCTGGATGTCAGTGTAACGCATGTGTCTTTCTTTCTCCTTTTAAGCGCGCTTCTTCACGCGAGTTTCAACAATCTTATTAGTGGGAGCCAGATCAGCCGGACGTTCGAGGGCTGCCAGATCGTCCCCGTTATAATCATCGGTGTCCTTGTGGTCTGACTTGGGTTCACCTACGACAACAGCCGCAGGGGTAGAGCCTACCGTGTAACCTTCGCGCTTCTTGAACGCCCCGTTATCCGGTCGGATGTACTCGATAAGCGAGATAACCTGGACACCATCGAACGTCGGCAACATGGCACGGCGACCGGCAGCAGGCGGTGTGATCCGGTAATCAGGGATCGAACCGCGCACCTCCACGAACGAACCGTTACCAATCAGCGGTCCGTTCTCAGGGATAGCTTCACCGTTGGCGTCAACCGAAATCGGCTTACGCTTCACGGCATCCTCCGGGTCAATAACCTTGGACTGGAACTTGACCACGTTGTTACGCTCCCAGTCCTTGCCGTCCCGCGTGGTGCCTGCGTAGTTGCTAGGCACGATACGCAGAGGCTTCAAGGCCCGAATGATTTCATCCACACCCTTATAAACCGTGGTGTCACCAACGATACGGAGTTCCGAATCGTCTGTGATCTCCACCTCGGTCTTATACATGGCAGGCTTATCGAAGTCAGCGTCCGGGGCCGCTGGCTTGTGATTGAACATAAAGTGGGCAACCCCGGTCAGGTTGATCTTCACCCACTTTGAACCCTTTGCTGCGCTCATACTTGTTAACTCTCCTTTTTCTCTCTCTCTCTAATCATCCACAAGAACAACCCTGTGGAATATCGTTGTTACACATAGCACCTATTTTTCATTTGTCAATAGGTCTAGTGCGTCTCTGCCCAAGTCTTACCTACCTTGTAATTGGCTGTCAAGGGGGTAAGAGAACCGAACCGTTCTCCTACTTCTTTCACCGTCTCCTTGAACTGCTCACCTATTCCCTCGGCCACGTCCTTGTGACAAGTAAGCTGGCACTCGTCGTGAGGCCACGCCCGGTATTTGAAATCATTCCGACTGCGCCTTAACGTGACCATGGTGTGGGCTACAACACATTTCTCGAACGATTGAAGGGCTGCCGTGAGGGCTAGGTGCCTGGACATGACCGGAACCCGGCGTCCGTCCAAACCTGTCATCCAGCCTTGTTGTGCCCACCGTGGGATGGCGCTGGACTTCAAGACACCAACGCCTGGAACCTTCTCCATGAACAAGGCAGAGGCAGCCTTACCGTCACGGGAATTGCCTCCGAGAAGGGAACCTAGCTTGGCGTCCCCGGCTCCGAGAAGAAAGGCGTAGAGCCACCTCTTTGCCGCCGAACGTTTCACACCACCAAGATAGTCAGCATGGACGTTGTGCATATCGACGGACGGATCGACCACGAGGTTGATGTAGTTCAAGTCTCCGGCGTAGTGGGCAAACGCCCTCAACTGAATGGCCGTGAGGTCTGCACCAACAAGAACTTCATTATGGTGCCTTGGGTCTGCGCCCCAACAATCCCGGCACTCGTAGCCAAAACCCCCGCCAAGGCCAAGCACAGGCTTGTCATCGTCGTCCAGGACCACAGCAGGGACGTTAGCCATGTTAGGGTTCCGATGTGCAGCCCTGTGCGACCATGCTTGAAGATGAATGATGTCCCCGTGGACGTAACCATTCGTGTCACACAGATCGAGCCATTGCGCCGCCGTCCTTTGACGTGACCGGCACATGAGATACCGCCCGAGAAGCTGTGCTTCCTTCGGTAGCATCTGGAAGTCCTCGGGTGTCAGTTCGTCGGCATCGAACCGGGGAGCACCTGTTTCCGTAAACGATTTAGGTTCCCACCCGTAGGAAAGCAGACGTTCCACCCGTTGCTTTGGACTGTCCAGATTGAACTCCTCAAAATCCACCAGTGTAAACGGACCACCCACCTTGTCGGCAAGGGCTGGCCCAAGACACTTTGTCTGTGACCGTGAATAGCCTCCGTCTTTTGTGGGTTTGGGGCTTACCTCACGAATGGCATAAGGCTTCAGACCGAATACGTTCTTTATGTCTCGCTCGATGTGATCGGCAATCCGCTTTGTTTCCACAAACAGATCGAGAGCCTTTTGCTGGTCCAACCAGAACCCGTTTGTTTTCATTTCCTGGAGTATGTCAGCCAGATCGTGCTCACACTGAATGGACTCAAGGGAGAACCCCTTTAGTTCCCGCAGGATTTGTTTCAAGGCAAGGTAGCCAATCCACACGTCCGACTTGCACCGTTCTCCCATCTCGGGGGTGTATCGTGACCAGTCCTCGTGCTCTTGCTTGTGTAGCCCAAACCGAATGGCCCACGCCTCGATTGAATGGGGCTTCTTGTGCCCCGATCTTGTGCTGTCTGCAAGCCGGGACATGACAAGGGTGTCCCTTATCTTGCTCCTCGGTATGTGGATACGAAAGAGGCGTTCAAGGACAGGAACATCGAACCCAAGGCCGTTGTGAAAGACGCAAAGGTGCGCGTCCTCTATGAACCTCGGAATAAAGTGAACTTCATCTGGACCAAAAAAGATACGTTCGTCCGGGTTAGCAATGTTAAGGGCGCTGAAGCACCACACACGGGTAGCGTCAAGGCCGTCCGTTTCAAGATCGCAAACCCATCTGGCGTTCGTGGAGTAATCCAATGGATTATGCCGCCTGTCCTAGCATTTCATCCATGATCGGTTCATCCATCACCTTTTTACGGTTACGGCTGGCCTTGATTTCCTGGAGGTGCTCATCAATGCGATCTTGGTCAACCTCCGTGAACGTAACAGTGTCGGGGTCAAAGATCAACTTGGCAGCAGGACCAGTGCGCCCGGTCTTGCGAGACTTGAGAACACGAACCGTTACGAGGTTACGCATGAACTCGTCCTCTGCCTGCCCGTTACGCTCAAGCCCGAGTACCACGTCTGCAAGCTGGCCGATACCTGCTGACCCACGTAGCTGTGAAAGAGACGTAACGCCGCCCTCCTCAAGGGAGTCGCTGGAGTTAGGCCGCTTGAGATGTGAGACAAGAACGATACAGATGGACAACTCCTCACAAAGAGAGCGGAGCCTTGTCATAATGGCATCGAGAGCCTTGCGTTCATCGCCGTTCTCCTGACTGGATACGATGATGGAAATGTGGTCGATGCAAACGATCTGCGCGCCGAAGTTCACAGCCAGATAGCGAACCTGATCACACACCGAGTCCAGATCGGATGAACCGAAATGATCCCAGAACATCCACCTGTCACCGCTGAACAACTTCTCCCACGACGAAAGCAAATCGCTCTTGGCAACTGTCTCGTAAATGTCAGGATTGTTAATGTTCTTTTTCAAATCAATCGACATGATCTGATAGATGGATTGCTTTACACTTTCCTCAAGGAACATACACCCGATCTTGTAATCCGTGGTATTGAACAGGGATATGAACAAGTCCTTAAGGAACGAGGACTTGCCTGTGCCAGACCCGGCACACACAACGACAAGAGAAGGGCGATAGACACCCCAAAGCATCTTGTTCAATCCGTCCTGTGCGTAAAAGGCGTCAGGCTTAGGATCGTGCTGAGTCACCAGCCCTTTTGTTTCCGAGGAAAACACAAGGGATTCAGGGCGGTAGGGTTTCTTTTTCCACCACGCGTCACGGAACTCCTTGTCCCGCCCTAGCTTCAGGTATTCGTTAGCGTCCTTCAGGGACAGGTCAATGATCGACACCTTCACCCTGCTGAAGGACTTGGCGAACTCCCGTGCGGCCTTGCGCCCCGGTTCATCCGAGTCGAAACATACCACGATTTCATCAAACTCCTTGAGGAACTTAAGGTCGTCGGGAGACAGGGACTTGGCTGAGTCGGCCCCGTTCTTGATAGACACAACAGCAAACTTGCCACCGAACATCTGGTAGCAAGCCATGGCATCTTCCTGGCCCTCTGTTACTGTGATGAACTTGCGGTTGCCCTTATCTTTCCAAAGCTGGTGGCCGAACAACCCGGACTTCTCACTTGAACCTAGCCAGCGGTATTTCTCGGACCGGCCTGCCTCCGGCATCTTGCGCTTAATGCCGACAAGATTGCCGTGATAGTCGTGGTGAGGAAAGAACATGGCCGTTCCGTCCTCGGACACCCGCACGTCAAACGCCCGATAGGTTGCCTCGTCAATACCACGGTCCCAGAAATTGTCACAAGGGTCGTAGTCAGGAAGGGTGAGGTCGATGTTGTTGTTGTGTTCGGTATTCATGGGTTCTCCGGTAACAACATAGTCGCTATCCGCATCAAGGTCAATTCCAGGTGCCTCCACATCCCAAATCTTTCCACACGAGAAACACTTTTCGTAGATCACACCTGGTTTGTGGAGGTGAGCGTACCGTGTGACGGCATCCGATGACCCACACTTAGGGCAACCTAGATTGTACTCAAGGGCATGGCCCTTCGGAGGTTTAGTTGACATTGGTCTTTTTTTGCCCTGTTGCGTCAAATATTAGAATTTTTCGCTTTCCAACACTGTGTTCAAGCACCCCTTTTGTGGGCTTGTTCCACCCGGCCCTGCGAGCAGCCGACACCGACTCGAACCAACCGAAACCATTATTTGCAACAAGATTGGCGAAGTTACCCGCCAGTTTAGCTTGTTCCAACGGAACAATCACGATGCACTTTTGACTGAACGGAAGAGAACGGATGTCGATAAATCTTGAACTGGTCTTTCCTAAAGAGAGGTGAAACGTAACGCCGAATCTGTGTGCTATTTCAAACTCATCAGACCACTCTCTTTCTTTTTTCATTGTCAGGTTAGATGTGAGTTGGTTCATCATCGTTGTCGCCCTGTTGCTCTGTGTTCTTCCGGGCACCAAGCCCCCGATAGTAGCCAAAACGATAGGAAACTACGATAAGGATTATATCAAGGACGATCAAGGTTAATGTCAACACCCCTTTTGTTAACCTCCTCTTGTCGCTGTCGCCCGGATGCGCTCGATTTCCTCAGCCAGCCCCACCTTCTCCTGAGCATAATCAGGAGCCTGCGAGCCCCACTCCTGCACCGTCTCAGCGGCTTCGAGCAGCGCCGCGCGCAGCCTCTCGACCTCGGCCTGCAGTTCGTCGCGCTCCTTGGATACACGCTCGACCACACCGAGCATGGTTTTGATGTCATCTGTGGTCCATTCGCCCCTCGATGGTGCGACCATCACGCTTCCTCCCCCGTCTGGAACCCATACTTAGCGGCGGCCTGCTGGCGGATGGCCTGCGTCCTGTTGGCGTAGCGGTCAACCACGTTGGTGGCAGGCCTGACAAGCCACACAAGGTTGTCGTCAAGCCACTCCGCTAGTCGGCCGACCATCGTGAGAAGAAGGATCGGTAGCGCGACCGGAAGCGCCACGATCACGAGCGCAATGCGCACAGCCTTCTCGACCGCATAGCGCCGGGCGACTTGCTCGAACACGTCGGCGGGCCACACCCTACTCGCAAACTGGCGTGCATAAAGTGTTCGCGAAACGATAGGCCATCTCTCCTTGTCAGCCATCACGCTTCCTCCCTCGCGTCGCACGTTGCGCGGCGGCTGTCCAGATCTACATCTTGTTCGTAGATGACCTTCCGGGTGTCGATCATATCAGAGGACCACCACCACGGCTGCGGCTCGATCTTAGGCCGCCACCTGCACCAACCTGCCTTGGGCGGCCACCCGCTGCCGTTCGCGGTCCGCTCCCACTCTGCGAACCGGCAACCGACGCAGGGGGATTTGACGAGATCGGTCATTTCGCCGCCCTCCGTTCCGCGATTGCAATCCACCGCTCCAGGGCCTCGCGGGCGCGGACGGTGTCATCGGCAGTGAGGTTGTTGGTCCAGTAGTTTCCCCAGAACGTAGTCCCCTGCGGTGTGTCAGACCAATCGAACGCGCGTCCCGCCACTCTGGTGTCAACCAGAGCCTTTCGTGCTTCCTTAAGATCAAACGCCTCCGGCAACTTGTCCTCATCAGGCTCCCTCGCGTCGCACGTCGCGTAACTGCTGTCTGCGGGTACATCATCACTACTGATCCAGCCAAGAGTTAGCCTGGTCAACATTTTTTTCTCGACCTGCGTCCACCACGGCATCGGCTCGATCTTCGGACGCCAGTGGCAGCGCCCGGTTTTGGTTGGGTGCAGCTTGCCACTCTTTGTTCGGTTCCACTCCGCGAACCAACAGCCGACGCAGGGGGATTTGACGAGGGTGGTCATTTCGGCACCTCCTTATTTTCCTCGATCACCTCGCGGAAGTGGACGCACTCGATACGGGTGCTGTGGGCGATCTTGTCAGCCTCTTCACGTGATTTAGGGTAGCTGTTGAAAGGGAAGTTTGGGTAGACGTTCACCCAAATCTCCCTCGGCTCGCGCTTCGGCGGCGCGGCGTTGCGGAGGTGGTAAACACCGTCACTGCCGCCGTCTGCACGAAAGCACCACGAACCTTTGTCGCCAACAAGGTGACCCCATATCGGAAACTTGCCCGGCCAGTCCGTCACCTTCACAACGAACGGCCTTGTGGAGCCGCTACGTGTCACGACTACATGCCCGTGCGGCCAGTCCGGCGTGAACTCGTCGAGATAGTCGGTCATACCAGTGGAACCTTCTTCAAGATTGAACGACAAAGTTGATCGCACTTGTCATGAAAGTCAACATGTTCTTTCTGTGATCGGTTTTGGCCACGACGCCGCGTCAGATTGTTTTCCTCAGCGGTGATCCACCTGCTGTATAGGTGGATGGTTTCCTTTGGCAGACCACGCAGGTTAAGGGGAAACTTCATGTGTGGTTAGTTCCTTTTTTCTCGGCAATTGCAATCCACCGCTTCAGGGCCTCGCGGGCGCGGGCGGTGTCCTCCACAGAAAGACTGCCGTGGTGATAGTCCGACCAAAATGTAAAGCCTTGCGGCGCGCTTGACCATTTGAACGCGCAGAACACCTCGGTGGGGTTGTCCAACGCCTTCTTGGCCCTCCAGGAGAAGAAATCCTCCGGCAACTTGTCCTCCGGCTCCGGCTCGATCACCTCGCGGAGGTGGACGCACGCTGTTCTTGTCGTTGGTACTACCGCCGCCATGGCGTCAGCCGCTTCCTTAGTTTTATAGAACCAAATGCGACTAATGTCCTGGTAAACATTAACCCACCCTTCATACGGCACGCGCTTCGGCGGCGCGGCGTTGCGGAGACAGTAATGCGAGAGGTTACTGCTACCATCTGCGCGGGAGCGCCAAGGAAGGTCCAAACCAGCAACGTGACCACGAATGGGAAACTCGCCAGGCCAGTCCGTCACCTTCACGACGAACGGGGCTGTGATGCCGTCAGCGAACACGATCACATGCCCGTGTGGCCAGTCGGCGGTGAACTCGTTGAGGAAGCCTGGGGTGGTCATTTCACAACGTCCTCCGGGTGGGGGATTTCGATGACGGCCCATCCCTCACAGACCTCATCTTCCGCCTCCTTACGTGTTGAATAAGCGTTAGTCGTATTAAAGACGCCCTTATCATGCCACTTATTCACGCCGATGCAGAGCTTGCGGGGGGTGCGGGTGACGCCGCTATATGTAAGATCACAGAGATTTATTTCTTCTCTGCCGTCAGCATACATCAGCTTGAACGCGGCGTCGTCTATGACGCCGTTCCTGTGACGGGAAAAGCCGATGAGCACGGCAGGCATGTCATGGAGCAGGAACCGGCCCTCCTTGCCAATATCCTCGTCAGTGACGTTCAGGGGGTTGTTGGTGTTGTCGGTCATGTCGGTTTAGTCCTGTGCTTTGCGGAAACCTTCGGGGGTGTATTCACGCTGACGGCGGACCTCGTAGACGCCCTCGGTCACAAGGATCGTCTCGTGCGTGTCGTAGGAACGCAGGTGCTCCAGTTCTACCGGGTCGCCGGTCACGGTAAGGAACGCCCGGAACTGGTCAACCGGGTCTTTGTGCAAGGTAACACCGGGGCGCTCCAGGACAACGTGATTGTGTCCCGTCTCCGAGTGAGCCAGCACGTAAACCCCGTCCGATGCGGCCCTTTCGGGAACCACGTTAGAAGGCAGGCGGTCGATGCGGCGAATAAGCATATCGCCCTGTGCAGCCATCATTTTGAAAGTCTTTGTCATCTTTAAGTCCTCACTTCAAGGTTGAAAATATCCTTCGGGTCAAGCCCGTAGGTCCAGGCATTGGCCTGAATTGCGGTTTTCATATCAAGTGGAACCGGAAGGGCAAACGTTCTGCCAGTTCCACAACGCACCTTAAGGAACCGTTCCCGTCCAATGTCGGGTAGGTTAACCTCAAGGAGTTCTCCTATCTCAGGATCGCCATCCTTGTCAATAGTCTTTGCAGAAAGCTGGTCAAGGATAGTAGCCCACCCCACGATTTCACACGCAGCCCGGCGCTGTTCGATGTTGGGCCACGTAAGGGCTTCAGTCGCAGTCGGTTTTGCCGTAGTGATCCACCGGGCTGGAATGTAGGTGCCGTGCCAGGCGTACAGAGCCGTGCCATCCCGCCACACACAGAACGGACCATCCTCACAGTGGGGGCGGTTCTGGTCATCCACCTTCAGAACGCTAGGTCGGTCAGTGACGATACAAAACTCCGCGTGAACGATACGCGGACCAGAGTGTTCCGCAAGAGCCAACCAGTGCTCATACTTGGAATAGTCCAGGGGCAGTTTTGCTACATCCTTGAAAAAAGACAAGAACGCGTCCCATCCAGACCACTGATTTCCTCCTTGCCACATATTCCACGCCTCCTTCACACACTCCAGTCCAAATGAACCAAGGCCTAAGTCGGTCAAAAGCTGGTGCATTTGTCGTCCAGAGATTCCAGTGAACCAGGAATCGTCAAGAGGGTTTTTTACACTAGCAGCATCCGTCGCAGCCACCGTCGCAGCATCCGTCGCAACCCGCGTCGCATCCCTCGTCGCAGCCTCCGTCGCATCCCACGTCGCATCCCACGTCGCATCCCTCGTCGCAGCCTCCGTCGCATCCCTCGTCGCAGCATCCGTCGCAACCCCCGACACATCACTCGCCGCAGCACCCGTAGCAGCCACCGCCGCAGCCGCCAGCGCAGCATACGTGCCAGCCCG